AAGATTAATGAATCAATTATTGATAGGAATAATACTGATACTAGGCCTAGGCGGCTACTGGTTATACCAGGAAAACCAAATACTGGTATCTAATAATGCAGCACTTGAAGGTGCAGTAGCTGAACAACAAGCAGCAATGAGTGCTTTGAGAGAGTCGTTTGAAAAGCAAGGAAAAGCTTTGATTAATATGAACAGAGTAAACGCAGCGATTGAAGCTGAGAAGGCCGAATATTTATCTATATTCTCTAGGCATAATTTAGATATGCTGGCAATTAAAAAGCCAGGACTGATGGAAAATAGATTTAATAAAGGCAGTCAACAAGTGATGGAGGGATTAGAAGATGATACTAAAAAATTATACAATATTAGCATTGACACTAGCACTAACTAGTGGATGTTCTTTACTAGGAACTAAAGAAGTAGAGATAATATCTAAGCCTATTGTAATAGAAATTATGCAACCGGATCTACCGAGACCAGTAGACTTAACTGCTCCTAATTGGTATGTAGTATCGGAAGCAAAGATTGCTAACCCTTGCGCAAAGCAGATGAAACTAAATGAGAAGGGTGAACACATTGTAAAAGAAGATGGCACTCATGAGACATTTAGACCTAAAGCATGTGCTAAAGAAGATACCGAACATCCAGAATGGCCTGAAGGTTATACATACTTAGATAGGTTTATGGATGAGATGAAAGAACAGAATAATGGGGAGGTTGTTTTCGTTGCTACTACTATAGGTGACTATAAAGTAATGGCCGAAGATATGCAAGAATTAAAAAGATATATTAATCAGCTAGGTGAGGTGATAGTCTATTATAGGAATGTGACGATAAATGATGAAAAAGCTGCAGCAGTTGAAATTAAATTGGAGAAATAGAATGGTCGTTAAGAAGACAGAAGAATTGACATTGTGGGAAAGGGCAGAAATAGCTGCTAAACTTTCGGCCATAGCTTATATGAATGAGACGCCTGCAACGACCGCTGCAAAGAAACTCGGTATGTTACAGGTAACTCTGATTACTAATGACGGTGCTGAAGCACTGGTATGTAAGAATAGGGATTCTCTTTGGATTGCATTTAGAGGAACAGAACCTTCTAAGTTAAATGATGTAATGGCTGATCTCAATGTGATTAAGAATACTGCCAAGGCTGGTGGTAAAGTCCACGGTGGTTTCCAAAAAGAAGTCGATGATATTTGGATTCATATTGTAAAGATATTGGATCATAATGACCAACTAAAGGTGCGCAAAGATGTGTATATTACTGGGCATAGTTTGGGGGCTGCTATGGCTACCATTAGTGCCACACGTTATCAACCTAAAGAACTCTTCACTTTCGGTTCGCCAAGAGTTGGTGGAAAACACTTCATCAAAAACATCAAATGCCCACACTACAGATTTATGAATAACAATGACATTGTGTGTAGAATCCCACCAGCATGGTTAGGTTTTAGACACCACGGTGAAATGATTTACTTTAATAGGTTCGGCGATAAGCAACTTAAACCAACATGGACTGACTTCTTCGCAGGTATCGGTCAATCGTGGAAGAGATTTAAATTCTTTGATGGAGTAGTAGATCACGGAATGCCAAACTATGTTAAAGCTATTAAGAAACTGGCGAAGGTTAAGTAATGTATTTCCTACTCATACTCTCGCTCAAATCTATCTTAGGTTCTGTGATAGGTTCATCATTCTACAATTGGTTCCAAGGCACAACAGGTGGTATCTGGTTCCAAAAACAAGTAGACAAATTCATGCAGCACTTTGCTGTAAAATATGATTTGGAACTGGCAAAGAAAGATGCCAAGTTCCGAAAACAATTCCCTTTAGTCGCCCAACGACTAGATGTATTGGAAGCACTGGCCCATCCTAAATGTGGCCTAGATGGATTTGATGATTATCCCCCACTGATCGAACGGATAGATGGTATGGAAGAGGATCTTACTACCCTATGGGAAGTAAACCTTAAAGAAGTGTCAAAGTATTTAAAGAAAAATAAATAAAATACTTGTTTACATTCCACTTGGAATGTGTTATAATATATACTATTAACCGGAAGAACAATGAATGGGACTAACATAATGAATATCAATGTCACTAAGCGTGATGGCTCTAAGCAGGAGTTTGATTTAGAGAAGGTACACAAAGTATTAGAGTGGGCTACTGTAGGTATTACAGGGGTTTCTATCTCCGAGATAGAACTTAAATCTAATATACAATTATTTGATAAGATACCAGCTTACGATATACACGAGCTACTTATTAAATCTGCAGCAGAACTTATATCAGAACACACACCAAATTATCAATTCGTAGCCGCAAGGTTAATTAACTATAAACTCCGTAAAGAAGTCTATGGTGAATATGACCCATGGCCGTTATATCAATTGGTTGTAGAGAATATTAGTCGTGATGTATATGATGCTGAAATTTTAGTAAACTACACTAAAGAAGAACTAGACGAGCTAGACAAGTACATTAAACACGAACGGGATGATACTTTCACCTATGCAGGCATGGAACAGTTTAGAGGTAAGTATTTAGTCCAAGACCGTAAGAACAAACTACATTACGAAACACCACAGATGCTATACATGCTAGTATCCGCTACGTTGTTTATGAACTACCCTAAAGAAACCCGATTAAAATATGTTAAGGATTATTATGATGCTACATCGTTATTCTACATTTCGTTACCTACGCCGATTATGGCTGGTGTACGGACGCCGACCCGTCAGTTTTCAAGCTGTGTGCTTATCGAATCTGGCGATAGTCTCGATTCTATTAATGCTACTGCCACTTCAATAGTAAAGTATATTAGTAAGAAAGCTGGTATCGGTATTGGTGCTGGCTCTATTAGAGCTGAAGGTTCTAAAGTCGGAGACGGATCTGTTGTACATACAGGCCTGATTCCATTCTTAAAATACTTCCAAGCGGCAGTTAAGTCTTGCAGTCAAGGTGGTGTTCGTGGTGGTGCAGCTACTGTATATCTACCAGTCTGGCATTATGAATTCGAGGACTTAGTTGTACTAAAGAACAATAAGGGTATTGAAGAAACTAGAGTCCGTCACATGGACTATGCATTCCAGTTTAATAAACTAATGTATGAGCGCTTACTTACTAATGGTAATATTACATTCTTTGATCCACATGATGTCCCTGGTTTATATGAGGCATTCTTTGCTGATCAAGATAAGTTCAAAGAACTCTATGAGAAGTATGAACGCAAGACATCTATTAGAAAGAAAACATTACCTGCAGTAGAAGTGTTCTCTTCGTTCTTAACTGAAAGAAAAGATACTGGTCGTATCTACCTAATGAACGTAGACCATGCTAATGAACACGGTTCGTTTAAACCAGACCTTGCTCCAATTAGAATGAGTAATCTATGTTGTGAGATTGATTTACCTACATCGCCTCTGAATGACTATAACGATGAAGAAGGTGAAATCTCTCTGTGTACTCTATCAGCAATTAACTGGGGTTTAATTAATGACCCTAAAGACTTTGAGAAGTACTGTGATCTTGCTGTCCGTTCATTAGATGAATTACTAGACTATCAAGACTACCCTATTAAGGCAGCAGAGAAAGGAACAATGTCTCGTAGACCTTTAGGTATCGGTATCATTAACCTTGCATATTTCCTAGCCAAACGTGGTATGAAGTATGACGAGTCTGCATTCGAGACAGTAGATGAATATGCAGAAGCATGGTCTTACTATCTTATTAAAGCCTCTGCTACATTAGCCGAAGAAAAAGGTACAATTTCTAAGAATAATGAGACAAAATACGGCTCTGGGGTTCTTCCAATAGATACATATAAGAGTGCAGTAGATAATTTAATAGAGCATAATGAAAGATTGGACTGGGGCTTGCTTCGAACTCAACTTAAAGCCACAGGTATCCGTAATTCGACTCTCATGGCTTTAATGCCAGCCGAAACATCTGCACAAATATCTAATAGTACGAATGGTATTGAACCACCTCGTGCGTTAGTTAGTTATAAACAAAGCAAGGACGGAGTGATGGCCCAGGTTGTACCTGGGTATCATCACCTAAAGAATAAGTATGACCTCCTATGGGATCAAAAGTCTCCGGATGGTTACTTAAAGATATGTGCTATACTCCAGAAGTATATCGACCAAGGCATATCGGTCAACACTTCTTATAACCCAGAACACTTTGAAGACAATAAGATCCCTATGTCAGAGATGATTAAGGATACAGTTACTGCGTATAAGTACGGATTAAAACAATTGTATTACTTTAACACCTTTGATGGTTCGGGTGAGATAACAGACGAGGCTACACACCACAGTTATGAAGGTGAAGCCGCAACCTATGATGAAGATGATTGCGAGAGTTGCAAAATATAAAAGGAATTGATAAATGGCAGTATTGAAAAAGAATAAAAAGTCTCATTTAGAAAAGAATATGTTTTTAGATGAAGGCGTTGACATTCAAAGATATGATGAACTAAAGTACCCACAGATAGATAAGATCGCTGATAAACAACTTGGATTCTTTTGGAGACCCGAAGAGGTAGATATTTCAAAAGATAAAAAGGACTTCGATTCTCTTACCGAACATGAGAAGCACATCTTTACTTCCAATCTTAAACGACAGATTGTGTTGGATAGTGTACAAGGCCGTGCTCCTAATCTTGCATTCTTACCCATTGCTTCGTTACCTGAAGTAGAGAACTGGATAGAAACTTGGTCATTCTTTGAGACTATCCACTCTAAAAGCTATACACATATTATCCGTAATATCTATCCATCACCCGGCGCTGTATTCGATGGTATACTAGACGTTAAAGAAATCAATTCATGTGCTGAATCTATCGGCAAATACTATGATGATTTGATTACGTGTAACCGCGGCCCTACAAATAAGATGGATCACAAACGTGCTATCTGGATGGCTATGATGAGCGCTAATGCCTTGGAAGGTGTAAGGTTCTATGTATCATTTGCATGTAGTTGGGCCTTTGCTGAATTAAAGAAGATGGAAGGTAATGCAAAGATTATTAAATTCATTGCACGAGACGAGAACACACACTTAGCTGCAACTAGTACCATGTTAAAACTTCTAGTAAAAGAAGATAAAGACTTTGCTAAGATTGCAAAAGAAATGGAAGACGCATCTATTAAACTATATGTTGATGTAATAGAACAAGAGAAATCATGGGCCCAGTATCTATTTAAAGACGGTTCTATGATCGGCCTCAACGCAAGATTACTATCTGACTATATAGAATGGATAGGGTGTAAAAGAATGAGAGCAATAGGTTTACCTTGTCCGTATACGGTAGCACAGATGAACCCATTACCGTGGACAGAGAAATGGATTGGTGGTGGTAACGTACAGGTTGCTCCACAGGAAACAGAGATCACTTCTTATGTAACCGGTGGTGTAAAACAAGACGTAACAATTGAAACTATGGCAGGATTAAGTTTATGATTATAGAAATTTACAGCAAAGATAATTGTTCTTTTTGTGAACTGGCCGTAAGAAAGGCTCAGAGATTGACCTTAGATAATGCATCAAATTCATATCAGGTCTTTAAACTTAATACAGACTTTGGTAGAGAGGAGTTAATAGAGAACTTCCCAACAGCAAGAACCTTTCCTCAAATTAAAATCGACGGACAGCCGATTGGTGGGTGGACCGAGTTTAAAGAAATATAAGGATAACATATGCTTCACGAAATTGATTGCCAATTCTGTTATAAATTAACTTCTATAGATATAGAAGACCAATGGGATACAGACGACAGATTCTGTCCCAACTGTGGAATGCAAGTAGAGATAGATACTATTCCACGGTATAACGATGAGGCTCAAAAACTAGACTATGACCAAGACCAATACGAGGAGTAACCCACCATGGCTCTACGAAGGTGTAGAATGGCAACCGCCAGAAGAATTCAGTCACGAAGACGTGTACGGTTTTGTTTACCTAATAACGAACCTGACCACACAAAGGAAATACATTGGAAAGAAGTTCTTTTGGAGCCAGAAGACACTACCCATAACAAAGACAAGAAAGAGGCGTAAGAAGTTAAAGGTTGAATCCGATTGGAGAACCTATTGGGGTTCAAATAAACACCTAGTAGCAGAGATAGAAGAGCACGGCACTGAAGGGTTTCATAGAGAGATGCTTCATTTATGTAAAGGTAAAGGTGAACTTGCCTATATGGAAGCTAAAGAACAGTTCGACAGGGATGTACTACTTACAGAGGATTACTATAACGGTATCATCGCATGTAGGATAGGCGGCAGAACAGTGAAGAATTTAGTTAAATAAAGTGTTGACAAAGAGGACTAAGTGTAGTATAATATACCTATTATGAACAATATAATACCATTTCCAACCGCACAGCGGCAAGAACAGATAGAGTCCGAAAGAAACTGGGCCTACGAAAACTACAGCGAAGAGTGTG